GGGTCGAGTTCGGGGGAACCGTGATTGAAGCTAGAAATCGCTCTTAACAAAATGGAAACCAATAAAGAAGGCGTTCTTGGTAAGGTTGCGGCTGCCAACATTCGCCTCCTCATCGAGCGTCAGAAATCTGGCAAGCCATTGACCCGTGCTCAGTTGCAGCAGGTCGAAAACTACTTCGGAAAAGACACCGAGCAGAAGACAACGTGGGCCAAATCGATGGCAGAACTGGCCGCCACATTCTCGGTCTCTCGAACCGCCATAAAACTCTGGCTCACTAAGGGGGCACCCTCTGCGAACTCTTCGGGGTTCTATCCGATTGAGGCATGGAAGGAGTGGGTGGCCGCTCACGGTGCAGGAGGCGCAGGAGATGAGGAAGACCTCGACAAGAGCCGATTGACCGCGCGTCAGGTTCACCTCAAGAATCAGAAACTAGAAATCGAACTCCAGAGGATGCGGGGCGAAGTCATGCACCGTGACGAAATCCGGAAAAAGCTCTACCAAACCTTCGACACCTGCAAACGTCTCCAGCTTCGCATCGGGCCTTCGCTCGCTGGCCGACTCTCGGGGATGACACCCACTCAAATCTCCACTGAAATCACCACAGCAATACGAAACAGTTATGCAGAAATCCAAAGATGGGCCGACGAACAAGCCGCAGCCGAAGCTGGAACAGATCCATCCAGCAGACCTGATCCCGTACGCACGGAACGCGAAGAAACACGATCCGGAGCAAGTCGCAAAGATCGCGGGAAGCATCCGTGAGTTTGGCTTTAACAACCCGGTGTTGATTGACCAGAGCAACGGAATCATCGCTGGCCACGGGAGAGTCATGGCCGCCATCAAGCTAGGTCTCGAGTCAGTCCCGGTCATCAGGCTCTCGCACCTCAGCGACATCCAGCGCAGGGCTTACATCTTGGCCGACAATAAACTCGCTGAACTCGGTGGGGGATGGGATGAGGAGATGCTCAAGGTGGAACTCGAGGCAGTTAAAGAAAGTGACATCGACCACCTGCTCACCGGATTCACGGAAGAAGAACTGACCGAGTTGCTGACGGAAGACAAAGAACTCAACGGTGACCCCGACGAGGTTCCAGAGGCACCAGAAGAGCCGACCACAAAGCCGGGGGACTTGTGGCTTCTCGGAGACCATCGGTTGCTCTGTGGCGACTCGACAAAGGCCGAGGATGTTGAGCGACTGATGGCGGGAAGTCGTATCAACGTGGCTTTTACTTCGCCTCCATACGCCAGTCAGCGAGATTACGACGAATCGTCTGGGTTTAAGCCGATTCACCCAGATGCTTTTGTTGATTGGTGGGAGCCGATACAGGCTGCGGTGAAAAATCACCTAGACGCCAAAGGGTCGTTTTTTGTGAACATCAAGCCAGCGTGCGAAGGGCTAGAACGGCTCCTCTACGTCTTCGACCTCGTAATCGCGATGAAGCGCAAATGGGGATGGCTGTTCGCGGAAGAGTTTTGCTGGGAGCGCAGCGGCATTCCTCAGCAGGTGGTTCGCAGGTTTAAGAACCAGTTCGAGCCCGTCTATCAGTTCGTTTTATCGGACTGGAAGTTCCGACCAAAGGATGTTATGCATGAGTCAGAATCCGTCCCTCTTCCATTAGGGAAGGGAGCCGGTGACACTAAGGCTGCGAAAAGACAGGGTAAAACCGGGGCCGTCGACCCCAACGAAATTGTTAGCGGAATGGCCTACCCGGGGAACAGACTCCCAACCTTTTCATCAACCCATACGGCACTAGGGCATTCAGCGGCCTTTCCTGTTGGCCTTCCGTCGTTCTTTATTAGGGCGTACTCCGACCAAGGAGACAACGTTTACGAACCGTTTTGCGGTTCAGGTTCAACCCTCATCGCCGCCGAGCAACTGGGCCGCAAGTGCTATGGAATGGAGATCAGCCCGGCCTACTGCGATGTGATTGTGAAGCGGTGGGAGACGCTCACGGGCAAAAAGGCAACCCTCGAACCTCGCTGATGTTCTTCGAGACAATCTCAGAGATCGCGACCCTCCGCGACTATCGGCATCCATGGCAATGGGCCGAAGATAACATCATCATCGACAAGCAATCCTCCATGCCCGGGCAGTTCAGTGCCAATACCGCGCCGTGGACCAAGGAGATCATGGAAGTGTTCGCGGATGATAGCATACGCGAGATCTCCATCATGTGCTCGGCGCAATCTGGCAAGACCCAGACGATGATGATCCTCCTAGCATGGGCCATCGCCGAAGACCCGGGACCAGCCATGTGGGTGCTCGCCGCTCAGGACGAGGCCGAGGACTTCATGCAGACCAGACTCCTCCCGACCCTGATGGACTGCCAGACCATCAAACGGATGATGCCCAAGGAGCGGTCAGGCAAGCGAAAGGGAACCATCGACTTCGCGCCGATGACGCTGATGGTCCGCGGGGCTGGCTCACCCTCAAAGCTGCAATCGGTGCCGGTGCGATGGCTCATCCTCGACGAGGTGCGGAACTACCCGCCGGGGGCGTTGGAGATGGTGCGGAAGCGTGTGAGGGCACAGTGGAACTACCGGATCGTGCAGATCTCCACCCCGCTGTTCGAGAACGACGCGGTGCACCAGTCCTTCCTCGACGGGGACCAGCGAAGGTTCCAGTGGCCGTGCCAGTCGTGTGGGATGTTCTTCACTCCGCTCTGGGAGCATGTTGAGTGGGAGGAGTCGGAGCAGACCAAGACGCCGGAGGGAAAGTGGCTTTTTGAGAAGGTGGCGGAAAGCATCAGGCTGAAGTGCCCATCGTGCGGTCACGGGCACACCGACGACCCCGTGACGCGCCGCACCCTCGTCGAGAATGGCCGATGGGAGAAGGGGAACCTCATCGCACCGAAGCACAAGGTCAGCTTCACTTGGTCGTCCCTCGTACCGTGGTGGATTCCGTGGCGCGAGGCCGTCGAGGAGTTCTTGGTGGCTAAGCGTCAAATGACCTTTGGGAACGTCATACCGATGCAGACATGGAAGCGTGAGACCATGGGCGAGCCGTGGGTCAGTGATCTCAAGGCCGAGCAGTTTGGGGATGACCTGCGAGGCAGTGACTACAAGCTGAAGGAGACCACCGGAGGCCGCGTGTTCCTGTCTATCGACGTGCAGTCCTACGGGCTCTGGTTCGTCGTTCGAGAATGGCACCCCGGGGGCACCTCTCGGCTCGTCGACTTCGGGAGTGCAGTCAGCCTCTCGATGATGGACGAGGTGGTGAGCAAGTACGGAATCGCATCGGGGGATGTCATCATCGACTCCGGCTTTGATACCCAGACGGTTTACACCGAAATCGCGAAGCGGGGAGGCAAATGGAAGGCCAGCAAAGGCCACGATTCGGTCAACGGCTACATGGTCAACAACGTGCGACGACCATTTATGTGGTCGAAGGCGGATGCGATGCTCGGCCAAGGACAAAAGAGGACCATCAATCTCCTCGTATTTTCAAACCCGATGCTGAAAGACGCACTGGCTCACCTCATGTCAGGCAAGGGTCCTTCGTGGGAGTTCGCGAGGGAGGCCGGTGAGATCTACCTCGCGCAGGTGACCGCCGAGCGACGAGAGGAGAGGGTCGACGCGCACGGGCGAGTCAGCCACATTTGGAGACAGATCAGGAAGGACAACCACTTGTTTGACTGCGAGGTGCTTCAGACGCTCGCTGCACTCGCGACAAAGATTCTCGGTGGTTCAGCGGTGACGGTTGATGAGGGGGCTAAGGAGTGATGGGCGACACCGTCGACTACATAGGGATTTTTCGGTCTTTTACCGACGTTCAACTTTCGGAGGCACTTTCGCGTTTACAGGCCGAGTTCGCTGACCCGTACACCTCGGTATCATCAGCGGGGACATCGTCGCAACGTGACCGCCAACAGATCGCGATGGAGTTGGCCGCGTGTTCAACCGTCCTCCGCGAACGCTCTCGAACAACCCCACGCAATCGCGTCCGGGCCTCCTTCCGATGAAACTCATCTCTCGCATCAAGAACGCCGTCCGAGGATTCCGTTGGGAGGGTGCGAACCCGTCCGAAAGCCGTGCGCTCACGCCGTCATCCTACTCAAACCACGCTGAATCCTCAACCGTCACCCGTGGGAGGATTCAGCTAATTTGGGAGGCGCGAGACCTCGAGAACAACCACCCGCTTGTCTCTGGCATCCTTCGCAAACTCACCCTCTACACCATCGGGTCTCTCAGGTTCCAATCGCGCACCTCAGACCCAGCCGTCAACTCGGCGTATGAGACCTATTTCAACGCATGGAGCAAAAACGCTGACGTCTCTGGGAGGTTCGACTTCCTCGCGCTGATGCAGTTGGCCTTCTCTTCCTTCGTTCGCGACGGGGACTGTCTTGTGGTCAAATCGCTCACCGAGGACGGGGTGAAACTCCAACTCATCGAGGCCGATCGCATCGGGAACCCGTACCAGACGCTGGTCACCGATGACCTCATCGGCGGGATTCGCATCGACGTAGCAACTGGTCGTCCGACCGCCTACACCATCACGCGCCGATCGATGGGGGCGCAGTACGTGGACGAGCAGGAACTTCCCGCCGAGCGGTGTCTGCACTTGTTCGACCCTCAGCGTCACGACTCTTATCGGGGGGTGAGTGCATTCGCACCCGCCATCGCAACCTGCCGCGACATCGTGGACATTCTCGCGGGAGAGAAAAACGCGGTGAAGTGGGCGAGCAATCAGACGGGCATCATCAAGACACCGACGGGCGAGGGACTGGGCTGGGATTCACAGACCGCAACGGGTGACGCCATCGAACGCATCACACCAGGCACTATTCACTATCTGAAGCCTGGTGAAGATGTGCAGGGGTTCATGAGCAACCGTCCGAGCGTGACGTTCACCGGCTTCCTCGAAAGCCTGCAACGGCACCTCGCCGACGCACTCGGGCTTCCGTATGGGTTCTTCATCGATTCTTCAAAGCTAGGCGGGGTGACCGCTCGACTCGACTCTCAACAAGCCGCGCGGGTTTGCTCACGCTATCAGACGATTCTCGTCTCGCGATTACTCGACCCGATCGTCGAGGCGGTTCTCGCGTACGGTATCGCGCAGGGACTCATTCCGCAGCATCCGGACTGGCGTGCGCATCGGTGGCAGTTTCCACCGTGGCCATCGTCTGACATCGGGCGCGAGACCTACGCAGAACTCGCCGAACTCGAAAAGGGTGGAACGACCTTTGCAGAGTACTACGCCAGCAAAGGCGAAGACTGGGAAGAGGCATTCGTGCAATCCGCGAACGAAGCCAAACGCCGCGCGGAAATCTTCGCCGCCGCAGGGGTGGCCGACCCGCTCATCGTTGCCGCTCAGGATGGAGCGAAGATGAGTGCCATCGGTGACGTCACCGAGTTTGCCGAGGATTCTTTTGTGCCGCCGAAGGGCGTGCGCGAGGCAGCCGCGCGAGCACTCCGCAACCGCGCGAAAAAACCCGCCTCTCAGCGTGGCATGACTCCTGTGGGCATCGCTCGGGCACGTGACCTTGCCAACGGACGACCAGTTTCGGAGGAGACCATCCGTAGGATGAAAGCCTATTTCGACCGGCACCAAAGCGACAAGCAGGGTTCGACGTGGGACGACTACGGGAAAGGCCGTCAGGCGTGGGACGGGTGGGGTGGTGATGCCGGTCAAACGTGGGCCAACTCCATCGTCGAGAGACTCAACAAAGCCTGATGCGGTACGCGCTAAAACAGATTGACGGGAAATGGGTGAAGCTCGCCGCAGGACTCACCATCTCCATCGACTTCGACAAGACGTGGTCAGCAGACCCAACACTCTGGCGCGAGTTCGTGAAGATGGCCAAGTCGCGCGGACATCACCCCGTGATGATTACCCGCCGCGATGACACACCGAAGCAACGTGCCGAGGTTGAGAAGTCGATTGAGGGCGCAGGGTTCGACGAACTCATCTTTGCAGGTGGGACACAGAAGCAGGACGCCGCGCGGAAGGCAGGCGTCAGCGTCGACGTGTGGATTGATGACTACCCGGAGGGGATTCCAAGCTGATGCCGTACGCCGTTCGCAAAACTCCAACCGGGTGGGTGAAGGTGAAGACCATACCCAACGAGAGCGTCGTGTCGCATCACAAGACGAAAGAGGAAGCAATCGCCGCCATTCGCGCGTACTACGCGAACAAGCGCAAACTCGAAACCAGACTCAGAAAGGCATGAAAACCACACGCTTTCAAACGCTCAATCCCATCAGCATCGACGCTGAAAAGTCGACCATCTTCGGCGTCAGCGTCATCACCAAAGGAATCGCGAAGGGGCACGACCTCATCGTCGACGAGACCACACTCGCGCAGGTCGTGAAGTGCGGGAATGGGGCAAAGAACGGAATCAAAGTGAAGGTCGGACACGACTCAGGCGTTGAGGAGATTGTGGGACGGTTGACGAACTTCCGCATCGAAGAGGACAAGGTGCTCGCAGACCTCGAACTTCTATCCTCCTCACCCCGAAGGGATTTCATCTTCGAGATCGCGCAGAAGACACCGGAGGCCGTGGGTCTTTCAATCGCGTTCGAGGGCAAGCCAGAAGCCGCGAATGGTCAGCAGATGGCACGCTGCACTCGACTCCGTTCGGTGGACTTGGTGGACGAACCTGCCGCGAATCCAGACGGGCTTTTTGAAGTCGCAGTTGATGAAACACCAAAAGTTGAAAGCATGAAGGACGAACCAAAACCCGAAGCGATGGCCGCCGAACCACCCGCACCGACTGTCGATGACAGACTCGGCGCGCTGGAAGCAGCGGTGAACGAAATCAAGGCGATGCTCGCAAGCCTCGTCGCTGAAGAAACCTCAGAAGCACCGGAAGCACCAGCGACCCCGGAAGCACCCGCC